ATATATCCCTGGCCCGTGGTGTACTTTCTGCAGAGCATCCATAAGATGCCGTGCAAGGGCTGATGAAAAGCTCAAACTGGCCCAGAAGGAGTTCAAGATGCCACCACTGCTTACAGATAGTGAGATTGAAGAAATTCTAAACATTATTCCTGATCTCACAAAGTGGGCCAATGAAGTAACTGCTTATGCAACAGATGCAGCAGTTAACCATGGGAAAGAGTGGAGTGGTTTTAAAGTTGTGGAAGGTCGCTCAGTTCGTAAGTACAAAGATGAAGATACTGTAGCACAAAAAGCTGTAGAGAGTGGATATAAAGATATTTACCGTAAGAGCCTTATTCCTTTGACAGAGATGCAAAAACTGATGGGCAAAACCAAATTTGAGGAAATCTTAGGAAGCCTCATAGTAAAACCACCGGGAAAGCCAACGCTTGTTCCTAAAACAGATAAAAGAATGGCTATGAACGTAACCAACGCAAAAAACGAATTTAATGAAATTATGGAGGATTGATCATTATGAAAAACAATACGAATAGAACTAAGGTTATTACAGGCGTGAACACAAGACTTTCTTACTTCCACGGCTGGGAGCCGGTTTCCGTCAACGGTGGTGCTGAAAAATACAGCGTATCCGTACTCATTCCAAAGGACGATACAGAAACCATTAACGCAGTAAATGCTGCTATTGATGCTGCTATTGAAGAAGGCATCGCTAAGTTTGGTGGAAAGAAGCCCAACAAGGCTGCTATAAAAATTCCTCTGCGTGATGGGGATGTGGAGCGCGATGACGAAGCATATAAAGGGCATTATTTTATCAATGCCAACAGCAAAACCCCACCACAGATTGTGGACAAGAGCGTAAAGCCAATCATGGATCGTGGTGAGGTGTACAGCGGCTGCTTTGCAAGGGTTTCTCTAAATTTTTTCGCATTCAACTCCAACGGAAATAAAGGTGTGGCTTGCGGACTTGGCAACATTCAAAAAATTAAAGATGGCGAGCCTCTTGGTGGAAAGAGTTCTGCAGCAGATGATTTTACAACTCTTGCAGAAGATGACTTCCTTGCCTAATAGAAAAGGCCAATTGATGGTGGTGGGGGTATTTCCTCTGCCACCTGCTTTTTTAGGAACGGAGGTATATTATGAGAAGTCTTGAAATTGATATCGAAACCTACTCATCTATCAACCTACAAAAGAGTGGAGTTTATCGCTATGTGGAGGCGGATGATTTTGAAATACTGCTCTTTGGTTATTCTGTTGACGGTGGAGAGGTGATGGTGGTTGACCTTGCGAAAGATGAAAAGATACCACAGATCATACTGGATGCCTTGACCGATGAAAAAGTAACCAAGTGGGCTTTTAATGCTCAGTTTGAGCGTGTCTGTCTTTCCAGATATCTTGGACACCCTTGTGGAGAATATCTAAATCCATCCGCATGGAAATGCTCAATGGTATGGTCTGCCTATATGGGGCTTCCGTTATCCTTAGTAGGTGTGGGTGCAGTCCTTGGTCTTGAAAAGCAGAAGCTGTCAGAAGGTAAAGATCTTATTAGATATTTTTGTGTACCGTGTACGCCTACGAAAACAAACGATGGAAGAACTCGTAATCTGCCAGGTGACGATGAGGAGAAATGGCAGAGTTTTAAGGACTATAACAAGCGAGATGTTGAAACGGAAATTGAGATACAAAAGAGGCTTAGTAAGTTTCCTGTCCCGGATGAAATATGGCATGAGTACCATCTTGACCAGGAAATCAATGATCGAGGCATCAAGGTAGACATGGACTTCGTAAAGCAGGCTATCGCTATGGATGAGATTTCACACACCAAGCTAATGGATCAGATGCAGGAAATAACAGAACTTGATAACCCCAACTCAGTACAGCAGATGAAAGACTGGCTGGCTGATAATGGTCTAGAAACAGATACCCTCGGTAAAAAGGCTGTGGCAGAGTTATTGAAGGACGCACCAGAGCATTTAGCTGAAGTGCTTAAACTCCGTCAGCAGCTTGCAAAATCATCTGTGAAGAAATACACGGCAATGGAAAAGGCCGTATGTGTTGATTCTAGGGCTAGAGGAATGTTCCAGTTTTACGGTGCTAACAGAACTGGTCGCTTTGCAGGAAGACTTGTGCAGCTGCAGAACTTACCTCAAAACCATATGATGGATTTAAAAGAGGCACGAGGCATCGTAAAAAATGGTGATTCTGAAGTTCTCGAAATGCTTTATGAAGATATACCAGATACTCTTTCACAGCTTATTCGGACAGCTTTTGTGCCAAAGAAAGGCTGTAAGTTTATAGTTGCCGACTTTTCTGCCATTGAGGCTCGTGTGCTGTCATGGCTTGCGGGTGAAGAATGGAGAACTGAAGTATTCGCAAGTGGTGGTGATATTTACTGTGCATCCGCGTCACAGATGTTTAATGTCCCCGTAGAAAAGCATGGTGTGAACGGTCATCTAAGGCAGAAAGGCAAGATCGCAGAACTGGCCCTAGGTTATGGTGGATCAGTGGGAGCTTTAAAGGCTATGGGCGCACTGGATATGGGCCTTGAGGAGGAAGAATTAAAACCCCTGGTTAATGCCTGGAGGCAAGCCAATCCGTACATCGTAAAATTCTGGTGGGATGTGGATAGAGCAGCTAAGAAGTGCATCAAAGAAAAGCAATCTCAAGAAATACAAAATATTAAGTTTCATCACAGGAGTGGAATGCTCTTTATCGTTCTTCCTTCTGGTAGGCAGCTTGCCTATGTTAAACCAAAGATTGGTGAGAATATCTTCGGTGGTGAATCGGTCACTTACGAAGGTGTCGGTGCTACTAAAAAATGGGATCGACTTGAAAGCTATGGGCCTAAGTTTGTAGAAAACATTGTCCAAGCAATCTCTCGTGATATTTTGATGCATGCCATAAAGACTCTAAGCTCTTACAGCATTGTGGCTCATGTGCATGATGAGGTTATTATTGAGGTGGATCCTAGCATGTCACTTGATAGGGTGTGCCAGCAGATGAGTAGAGTCCCTCCCTGGGCAAAGGGGTTGCTTCTTGATACCGATGGTTATGAATGCGAATTTTATAGAAAAGATTAGGTAAAACATCAGATTTCACCTCTTGCCGTGGCTACCAGGTAGGAGGTGTTTTTTTTATGAAGATAATTGAAGTAAAAGATGGCAGCCCGATCAAGGGTAAGACAGAACCGATGACAGAGGAACAGTTGCAAAGAGAGTATGACTTTTATATAGCAGAAAGTATTATCAGGATGCTTCAGAAAGAAGGCAAGATTACAGAGGATGAACGACACAAAATATCTGCATTAAACAGACTGAAATTCTCACCAAAGCTAGCCGAGATTATGTCTTAAATCACTTGCTATTAGTGGCTTTTAGAGTGATATATGTAATGAAAGAAAGCGAGGTGAGACAATGAAAAAGATAACGAAAATCGATGAACTGACAAGATCACAGTTGTCGAAAAACAAGCTTCGAGTGGCCGCATATGCCAGGGTTTCAACAGATAGCGATGAACAGTTAGAAAGCCTTAAAGCTCAGCGGGAGCACTATGAAAACTACATCAAATCCAATCCAGAATGGGAGTTTGCAGGGCTTTATTATGACGAAGGGATTTCAGGGACGAAAAAGGAAAAACGACCTGAGCTTCTTCGCATGATTCGCGATTGTGAAAGTAATCGTGTTGATTTTATTATCACCAAATCTATAAGCCGGTTTGCACGTAATACCATGGATTGTTTAGAACTGGTAAGACAGCTCTTAAATATTGGTGTTTTCATTTATTTTGAAAAGGAAAATCTAAACACAGGTGATATGGAAGGTGAGTTAATGCTTTCTATTTTATCTGGTTTTGCTGCTGAAGAGTCCGCGTCTATTTCACAGAACACAACATGGTCAATCAGTAAAAAATTTCAAAATGGCAGTTACATTATTGGCACTCCGCCATATGGCTATGCAAACATAAATGGTGAGATGGTTATTGTTCCTGAAGAAGCTGAAATAATCAAACGTATTTTTGCAGAGTGCCTTTCAGGGAAAGGTGGAAGTGTTATCGCAAAAGGCCTAAATAGAGACAAAATCCCTGCAAGAAGGGGCAATCATTGGAGTTCGGGTACGGTGATTGATATGCTCCGCAACGAAAAATACAAAGGTG